TAACTCTGGCGATAGTAATTACGATACAACGGACAGAAGACCGCAAAGCGGTGAGACGGTGTTGTTAAAACGTGTAATGACACTTACGCAAAACACAGATTATACGCCTAATGATAGCTTTCCAGCAGCAGCGCATGAAGAAGCACTGGATAAACTGACTTTTATTCAACAGCAACAGCAAGAAGAAATAGATAGAAGTTTTAAGTTTGCACAAACGGATACAGGCACAATAACCATTCCGACTTCCACAGAAAGAGCTAGTAAATATCTAGGATTTGATACGAATGGTGATGTGATTGCGGTGTCTGGAACAGCCGATGTAAGTCCAATATCTACCTTTGCTGCTACAATCGTAGATGATACCAGCGCATCTGCGGTAAGAACCACAATAGGTTTAGGTGATTTAGCAACCCTTAATACCGTAGGCTCATCACAAATCGACACAAATGCTGTAACAGCAAGTGAGTTGAATATATCTGGCAATGGCACATCTGGTCAGGCAATCACCTCAGATGGAGATGGTTCGTTTAGTTATACGACATTAGCAGTTGGGTTTTCTTCTGGTATGGTAATACCTTTTGCTGGTACATCTGCTCCAACTGGATTTTTGATGTGCGGTGGTCAAGCTGTAAGTCGCTCTACTTATTCTGATTTATTTGCGGTTATTGGAACAACATATGGTGTTGGTGATGGCTCATCTACATTTAACTTGCCAGACTTACAGGGTCGTGTTGTTGCTGGTAAAGATGATATGTCTGGCTCATCTGCTAACCGTCTAACTGACCAAACAGGTGGTTTAAATGGTGATACATTAGGTGATACAGGTGGTGCTGAGACACACACACTAACAGTAGACCAAATTCCATCTCATGCTCATAGTGGTGTACTCACAGGTTCAAGCACTGGGGATAGATATCAAACAACTACAAGCTCAAGCGCACCGAGACCAATTACCTCTACTTCAAGTGGTAGCACAGGTTCTACAGGTGGTGGACAAGCACACAACAACGTACAACCAACAATTATTCTCAACTATATTATAAAGACCTAAAACCATGACAGTTACAACAACGACAACAACAAATACATATACAGGCGATGGTACAACTACTGCATTTAGTTTTACCTTTGAGATATTAGAAACAACAGACATCAAAGTCATTGTGGTCACAACGGCTACAGGTGTAGAGTCTGTGAGGTCAATCGGCACAGGAAGCACGAATTACGCTGTTACAGGAACTGGCAATGTTAATGGTGGTACAGTTACGTTTGTGACTGCGCCTACGGCAAGTGAAACTGTGTTTCTCATGCGTAATATGGGTTTTACACAGCCTACCGATTATCGAACGAATGACCCATTTCCAGCAGAAACACACGAAAATGCACTTGACCGCATGGCTTTGCAAATACAGCAAGTAAGCAGACGATTAGACCGAGCGTTACTAAGACCAGAATCCGATACTACATCTGGTGCATTACCACATAATATAGACCTCAAGGGTGGTGTGTTAAAATTTAATTCAAGTAGTGGTGTGCCAGAAGCAGATAGTAGTCTTACAGATGTTGCCACCTCATCAGCAAATGGATTGATGTCTAGCAGTGATAAGGCAAAACTCGATGGTATTGAAGCAAGTGCGACAACAGACCAGACAGCATCTGAAATATTAAGTGCTATCAAAACAGTAGATGGTGCATCATCAGGATTGGATGCAGATTTGCTAGATGGTCAACAAGGTAGTTATTACCTGGATGCAAGTAACTTCTCAGGTCTTGGCACAGTGGCAACACTGAATGTCGGTATTGGAAACAATAACATACCAAAGTTTACATCAGGTGTTGCTGACAATGACTTTCTGAAAGTAGATGGTAGTGTGATTGAAGGAAGAAGTGCATCAGAGGTAGTAAGTGACTTAGGGGTTATTACGGCCGATAGCACAACAACCTTAACCAACAAAACTATTGATGCATCACAACTATCTGGCACGGTTGCAGACGCACGACTACCAGCATCCATATCTTCTGATATAACAGGCAATGCTGCTACTGCTACGCTTGCATCCACAACAACAGTAAGTGACAGTACCGCTAACACAAACTTTCCTGTTGTGTTTCACGATGAGTCCAATGGATTACTGGATGATACTGGTGCATTGCGATACAACCCAAGCACAGGCGAGTTACTTGTACCGAAGCTAACAGTGGCTGGTACAACTACAACCGTTGATACGGTAACGATGAACGCAGCTAATGCAATCGTGTTTGAAGGTGCTACGGCCGATGCTCATGAGACTACACTTACCATCACAGACCCTACGGCTGATAGAACGATTACATTACCAGATGCTACAGGCACTGTGTCATTGTTGACAAATACTGAAACACTTACCAATAAGACTCTTACCACCCCTGTAATTAATGGTTTTAGTGGTACAGGTAATGGCTCAATAACTGGCGATCTTACTCTCACATCAACCGATGCTGGTGCTGGAGCAGACCCTATACTTGAATTGTATAGAAATAGTGCAAGCCCCACAGATGGAGATGTTTTAGGAGAAATTCATTTCTTTGGTAATGATGAGGGTGGAACTAAAACAAAATATGCTGAAATTAAAAGCATTGCAGGGTCAGAAGATAATGGAAATGAACGTGGTCAACTACTATTCAACCTTGTTCAAAATGGAACAGAAGATGTTCAATTTATAAGTATGGGATTTAACCTAATACAATTTTTTAAAAATCCAATTCTTAGACCTAATGTAAATATTCAATTTGAAGGCTCATCAGATGATGCACATGAAACCACTCTGACTGTCACCGACCCTACAGCCGATAGAACAATCACGCTACCAGATGCCACAGGCACTGTGCTGTTAGCTGATGGAGATGGTTCTAGCCTTACCAATGTAAACGCAACCACTCTTGATAGTCTAGACAGCACATCCTTTTTACGAAGTGATGCGGCAGACACTAAGACATCTGGTCATTTAGACTTTAGCGATAATGTAAGATTGCGATTTGGTGATGGAAATGACTTGCAAATATTTCATAATGGTTCTAATTCATCAATCCAAGATGCTGGAACTGGTGGATTAATAATACAAGCTGAAGCAAGTACAAAAATAACAAATGTTGGTGCGTCTGAAACATATGCAGTATTTAACCAAGATGGTGCTGTAGATTTATATTTTGACAATAACAAGAAATTTAACACAACTAGCACAGGTGCGACAGTTACAGGAGTGCTTACTGCCGATGGCGTAGACTTAGGTGATGATGAAAAGATAAGATTAGGTGATAGTCAAGATTTAGAAATATATCACGATGGTAGTAACAGTTTTATAAAAGATACTGGTACTGGTGATTTAGTAATCGAAGCAACGCATCTTAGATTTAGAGCGGATAATGGTGAAACATACTTTCTTGGAACAGCTAATGGATCAGTTGAATTATACCACGACAACAACAAGAAGCTAGAAACAACAAGCACTGGTGTTCAAATAACTTCTTTTGACCCTAGTGCAAATGAAGAGCCACAGTTAGACCTATTTAGAAACAGCGCAAGTCCAGCAGTAAATGATGTAATAGGACACATTACTTTTTCTGGTGAAAATGATGCTAGTGAAAAGATTACTTATGCAGAAATTGAAACAATAATTACTGATGAAACTGATGGAACTGAGGATAGTTCCGTAAAATTTAACGCAATTAGAGGTGGAAGCAGTACAACTTATTATCAAATAGGTTTTGGGGTAAATCAATTTCATCAAGACGTTTTGATAGAGAGTAGTGACGCTGGTGCTACAGAGAACCCAACACTAGACCTATATAGAAACAGTGCTAGTCCAGCAGATAATGATGTTCTTGGACACATACATTTCTCAGGTGAAAATGATGCTGACCAAAAAGTTGTTTACAATGAAATAGAATCCAGATTGGTTGATGCTTCTGATGGTACAGAAGATGGTAGGTTAGTTATCAATTCAATATTGAATGGCACAACTACAACTTATTATTCAACTGGTTTTGGCTTTAATCAATTTCATCAAGATGTTCTGTTAGCTCAAAATATTGAATTGAAATTTGAAGGAGCAACGAATGATGCAGTAAGAACGACTCTTACTGTTGCCGACCCAAGTTCTAATCGCACCATTACATTACCTGATGCTACAGGCACAACTGTTTTAACTTCTTTAGCTGATGCAGATGCCTCACGAGGAATTATTGCGGTTGCAGCAGGAAGATTTGACAGTGATGGCTCTACTGTTAAAGCAAGTAATTTAAGTTGTAGCAGAACAGCTACTGGCAATTACACTTTAACTTTTGGTAGCGCAAGACCTGATGCAAACTACATTGTTACTGGTCAAATTATAGAATCAACATCAACCAAAGATGATGTAAAAATTCATATTGAAGATGGTTCACAAACAACAACTGCCTTTAACGTAAATATTTATGAAGGTGACAACGGCACAGGTGCAGACGCTGATGTTGATAGAAAATTTTACATAGTTGTTCATGATTTTTAGGTAATCGTAATGGAACTAGATGCAATGCTTTTCTGGAATATTATTTTGACTCTTGTGATTGCGCCTATTTTTTGGGCGTTTCGTCAGATGTATGCAGAGGTTAAACGCTTACAGTTGTTGCTCAATGACACTAGAGAGAACTATGCAACCAAGCCAGAGTTGCGTGACGATATGAGGCAAGTTATGGACGCATTACATAGGCTTGAGGATAAGCTAGACAGAGCGTTGGAGAAGCATTAGTGGTTGACCCAGTAAGTGCAATGGCAATAGCTGGAGCAGCTTTTAACACACTAAAAAAGGGCGTAAGCATAGGCAGAGATATAGAGTCGATGGGCAAAAGTCTTTCGCAGTGGATGAGTGCGGTGTCAGACATAGACAGAGCGCATCACGAAGCCAAAAACCCACCGATATTTAAGAAAATATTTAATGCAAAAAGTGTTGAAGAAGAAGCGATAGAATTATTCACTCAGAAGAAACAATTAGAGAACCAAAGAGACCAACTCAGGGTTTTAATAAGTAGTATGTGTGGGCCAAATGCCTGGCAAGAATTGCTGCGTATGGAAGCTGATATCAGAAAACAACGCAAAGAAACATTGTACGCACAACGAGAAGCCAGAAAACAGTTTGTAGAGGTTATTAGCATTATCTTTCTTGTGTTAACAGTGTCTGGGTTTTTTATATTTATTTTTTATCTTTGGCATAATAGAGGTTCATTATGATACAAAAGAAGTTAGAAAAAGATAGTAAATACAGTTACTTAGATGCCGATGGTGATGGTGTAGTTGATGATGATGAAATGCGTTTACATGAAATGGAAATGCAGGATAAAAAAGAAAACGCACAACTACGAAAACTTACTGCACAAAGACGCATGGCAACAGCCGTATTATGTTTTATGGCAATCTATACTTTGTTGATGTTCGCACCGTTCATTCCAGATACACGCATTAAACTTCTTACCGACTTGTCAAACTTGCTATATATTACAGGCGGTGGTATCGTAGGAGCATACATGGGTGTTTCCGCATGGATGAGTAAAAAATGATACAAGCATTGATAGGGCCAGTCACAGGATTACTGGATAAGTTTATTGAGGACAAAGACCAAAAAAACGCCCTCGCGCACGAAATCGCAACGCTTGCCCAAAAGCAAGCCCATGAAGCACAACTCGCACAAGTTGAAGTCAACAAAGCAGAAGCGCAGCATCGCTCCATCTTTGTTGCTGGATGGCGACCCTTTGTCGGATGGGTCTGTGGTATCGCGCTTGCGTACCACTTTATCCTTGCTCCGATTATTTTGTTCTCAGTTTCGATTATTGGTGTCCAGATTCCTGAGTTACCTAGTTTCAACATGGAAACGCTAACAACAGTTTTGCTTGGTATGTTAGGATTAGGTGGACTCCGTAGTTTTGAAAAGTACAAGGGAGTGTCTAAATGAGAAAGTTTGCCAAAGTTCCAAAAACAAAAGGCGGTGTGCCAAAGAAGTATGTGCGAGGTGCAAAGAATCCAAAGGCACGAGAAGCAGAGATAAAACGTACTGCTAAACTGTATCGACAAGGCAAACTCACACCAGCGATGATGGATAGAATCAGCAAGATAAGGAGCAAAGGATGAGCAAAGCAGCCGTTGTAGCAAAGTATTCTAAGTCATCTGGTATATCAAAAGCAACATTAGGCAAGGTATATCAACGAGGGCTAGGCGCATATTATTCTGCTGGTAGTAGACCCAAAGTATCAGCGCATCAATGGGCTGCTGGTAGAGTACGGTCATTTGCAACAGGTAAAGGTGGAGCGCGTAAGGCAGATGCGGATTTAATTAGAGGTGGCAAAAAGAAAAAGGCGAAAAAGAAATGATGACGAAACAGCAAAAAGCAAAGGTCAAAAAGGTAGCATCAGGCTTGCGTAAAGCATCACGTTCACACGCTGGACAAGCTAAAACATTACAATCTTTGTTGAAAAAGAAAGGTAAGAAATAATGCCAGGTAAAAAACTATCACCAAAACAAATGAAGATAGCCAGAGTAGCATCACCAAGAGATAAGATTACAGGTGCTGATTTCAAGAAACTTAGAAAAGGCAAGAAGAAAAATGGACGTGGATAAACTGCGAGAGCAGTTAGCCGAAGACGAGGGCTGTAAATACGAGATATATCTTGACCATCTGGGTTTGCCTACATTTGGTATTGGACATTTAATTACCAAAGAT